GAAGGAAAGCCCTGACCCTTCCTTGTAAAAAAATCCCCCAAAACGATTCGAGAAGCCATGAAAACGACTGAGAAGCCCTCAAAAGGTCACCAAAGCCCCGTAGAAGCCCTCAAAAGCCCTGAAACGGTTTTGGGTAGGGACGCAGACACGCAAAACGCCCTATTTGGCGTTCAAACGCCGAGAATTCACACGCCGCTTAACGATTTACCCTCACGCGGGGGCGAATTGATCGATTTGGCGACCAGTTTGAACGTCGATCTCATGGAATGGCAGAAATTTGCGCTTATTCACACCCACAAAGTCAAGCCCGACGGACGCTGGGCGACCCCTGTGAATACAATCGTTGTGGCACGCCAACAAGGAAAATCATTTTTGCAGCTGATCAGAATTATGGGGGGGTTGTTCTTATGGGACGAAAAATTGCAGATCGGTTCAGCGCACCGCCTTTCCACGTCCCTTGAACAATTCAGGGCAATGGTTCAAATGATCGAAGGCAACGACAGTTTGGCAAAACAGGTGAAGAAAATCCGTTGGCAACATGGCGGCGAAGAAATTGAAACACTTTCGGGCAATAGATTCATCATTCGCGCGGGTGGTTCGGCTGCCCGTGGTGTTTCCCGACCTTCAACCATTCACCTGGACGAATTACGCGAAATGACTGACATTGAGAGTTTTGCGTCATTGCGTTACACCCTCATGGCTGCTCAAAATCCAATGGTTATGGCGTACACAAACGCGGGCGATTCCAGCAGCGTCGTGTTGAACGGTTTTCGCGATCGTGCCCTGGCTTCCATTGCTGGGGTCGAAGATGACATTGGCTATTTTGAATGGTCAGCACCTACCGACGAAATCAGCGTGGAAAACGCCAGGCATTCAAACCCTTCAATGGGTTATTTGTTCCACCCTGACAACATCAAATCAGTTTTGAACGACCCGCCTGACGTGGTCATGACCGAAGTGTTGTGCCGTTGGGTTGTGGCGATCAATAGCGCGGTGGACGCTGCTTCATGGGGTAACTGCCTGGACAAAGCAGCTGACTTGGACATTGACAAACTGACGTGGCTGGCGATCGATCTTTCGCCCGACAGAAAACACGCTTCATTAATCGGGGCGCAGAAATTGGGCGGGGAACAGTTCGTCGTGAAGTTACTTCACACCTGGGCAAATGATCTCCAACTAGACGACAAGGCAATTGCCAACGACCTGGCTGATTATGCGCGAAAGTACCCAACCGAATACGTTTTGTATTCACGCAAAACCAGTGCCGCGGTTGCTGCGCGCCTTGCACCCGCTGGAATTCCAATTTACGACATGGACGGCGTTTATCCGCAGGCGTGCGACGAAATGTTGTCGGCAATCAATTCAGGGCGTTTGAAACACCGTGGTCAAAGCCAATTAAGCGAAGAAGTGTTGGCAGCCGTGCAATTGCGTCGTGGGGACGGCGGTTGGGTCATTGGACGACGTGCCAGCCAATCGGTCGTGTGCGCTGCCGTGGCAGTTGCGCTTGCAACACATTTTGCGACACGCCCAGAGAATGATCTTGACATCATGATTGGTTGATCGTATAAGCCTGACACAATTTGGGCATGGGTTTATTTGATCTATTCGTGCCACGCGTCGCCGCTGCCGTTCCAGCTGCGCCCGTGGACGTTGACGCTTCACTTGCGCCGTACTTTACGGAAAATAACAATTTTTATTTTTACGGCATACAAAGTGCCAACCGTGCTGAAGCAATGTCAGTGCCTACCGTGGCGCGTGCATTGTCAATCATTCAAACAATCGCTTCACTTCCAATGCACACACGCAATGAAGCAACAGGTGAGAAGGTAACGCAGCCACGCGTAATCAATCAGCCTGACCCACGAATCCCTGGTTCAACATTTTGGTCATGGATAGTTTCAGATTTGTTCTTCCATAATTCTGCTTATGGCTGGGTTATGGAACGGTATGCGGACACGGGAAAAATCCGAGCAATGGAGAGAATTGCACCTGAGCGCGTTTCAATTACAACAAACGCCAACGGAACAGAAATTGATTCTTACGAGATCGACGGAACACCCGTTGACCCAGCAAATTTGGTTGTTTTCCCAAATACGCAAGAAGGTTTGCTTGCGCGTGCAGGTCGCACAATTAAAGCGGCAGCCGCACTTGAAAAGGCTTCAATGAATTTTGCCAATGAGCCAATTCCACAAATGGTTTTGAAATCAAACGGCACATCATTACCCGCAGACCGTGTCGCAAAATTGTTGTCATCATGGCGCACCGCACGAAGCAACAAATCAACTGCGTTTTTGAATGCTGACGTAACACTTGAAACAATTGGTTACGACCCAAAGAATTTGCAGCTGAATGAAGCGAGAAACTACGTCAGTTTAGAACTTAGCCGCGCGTGTGGAATCCCAGCGTATTTCACTGATTCACAACAATCATCATTTACATACGCAAACGCACTTGATAAGCGTCGCGACCTGGTTGATTTTGCGTTTAGAAATTACATGTCAATTATTGAACAACGTTTGTCATTTGCTGACTTTACGCCAGCGGGCAATCGCGTCATGTTTGACCTTGACGATTTCTTGCGTGGCAATCCTTACGAGCGCGCGCAGGTTTATGAAATCTTGAATCGTATCGGCGCAATGTCGATCGAAGAAATACGCGAGGAAGAAGACATGCTGCTATGAAAAAAGTCATCACACCAATTGCAATCACCGCGGCAGATTCAAACAGTCGCACAATCACCGGTCGCATTGTGACATTCGAGGAAACTGGCAACGCTTCAATCGGCAAGGTGCAATTTGCTAAGAATTCAATCGAAGCAACACCAGTTTTGTTAAACCTTGAACATGACCGTACACGTCGAATTGGCAAAACACTTTCAATTGAATCAAACGACAAAGGCATTGACGCAACATTCAAAATCGCTGAAACAACTGCGGGCAATGACGCACTGGTCGAAGCAGCTGAAGGTTTGCGTGACGGATTCAGTGTGGAAGTTTATTTTGACGAATACGAAACATTAAAGGACGGAACAGTCCGCATTTTGAAGGGTGAAATGACTGGCGTTGCATTAACCAGCGAACCCGCAATTCGATCAGCACGCGTCGAAAGCGTTGCAGCGACAGAAGGCGAAACAGAGATTTCAGATTCGACGATCGAACCTGAAGCACAACCAACAGAAGGAGAAGACGAAGTGGAAGACACCGTCAAAGACGCTTCAACCGCCGAAACGGTAGAAGCCGCCCAGTCAGTAACCGCAGCAGCGAAGCCAGCCGTAGGCGGTTGGACTTCAAAGCCACGCTTAGAGTTCACCGCTGCTAAGTACCTAGAAAATACCGTCCGCGCTTCAATGGGTGACGAGAATGCCCGTCAGTACGTTGCAGCAGCAGACGACACAACAGACAACGCAGGTTTAGTTCCAACACGTCAATTGACTGAGGTTATTAACGGACTTGCAAACACAACACGTTCAAACATTGACGCGATTTCTCGCGGTGTTTTGCCTGACGCTGGAATGAGTTTTGAAATTCCAAAGATCACAACAATGCCAACAGTCGCAGCAACTTCCGAAGCAGGCACACCGTCAGAAACTGACCAGGCTGCTGCATTCGTAACAGTGAACGTTGCAAAGTACGCTGGACAACAGACATTCAGCGTTGAATTGCTTGACCGCACTTCACCACTATTCTTCAACGAATTGTTGACAAACATGGCAGCGGCTTACGCTAAGGCGACAGATACTGCGGTGAACGCAGCATTGATTTCAGGCGCAACCGCTGACGGCACAACAATCGCGACATACCCAACCGCAGCTGAATTGCTTGGTTTCGTTTCCCGCGGTGCTGCTTCAGTTTATGCAGGCACGCAGGGATTCGCACGCAACATCATTGCGAACACATCACAGTGGGCAAACCTTATGACACTGAATGATTCAGGTCGTCCAATTTACAACGCTTCACAGCCTTCAAATGCTGGCGGTGTTGTTCGCCCTGATTCAATCCGCGGAAACGTTGCAGGTCTTGACCTATACGTCACCGCAAACACTGCTGCAACAACTGACGCTGACGGTTCAATGCTGATCGTGAACCCAGCGGCATACACATGGTACGAATCACCAACCTACCGACTACGCGCAGACGTAATCGCTTCAGGACAGGTATCAGTCATGGTGTACGGATACGGCGCAATTGCAACGAAGATCGGTGCAGGCGCGTTCAAGTTCAACAAGCAGTAAAAAACTAATCATGCGGCGGGTTCTCCCGATCTCGCCGCAGCCGATCAACGAGGGGGACGGAAATGCCAAGTATTGTCACTGCGAGCCAATTGCGTACAGTGCTTGGCGTTTCCGTCAGCCTTTATTCAGACAGTTATCTTGACGAAATTATCAACACCGCCGAAGCGGTCATTTTGCCAATGCTGGTTTCAAATTCTTCAGCGGTCAACGCTTACAAATTAGAATCAAACGTGGCGTTTTTCTACACACAACGCCCACATCATTTTGTGGCTGGTCAGTCCGTAATCGTGGCAGGTTTGCCAGCACCATTCAGCGCAACGCACACAGTCGTTGACGTTGCAACATACTATTTCACCGCTGCATTGACTTCATCAAATGTCACATTGCGCGAGATCATTCCAACAGGCACTGCAACACTTTCAGGCTATTCAGCAGCTGAAATCTATGCGTCAAGCGCACCAATCGAATCAGCAGTTTTGGCAGTCAGCGTCGAAGTGTTCCAATCACGCGTTGCAGCAGGTGGACAGATCGAGGGCGTGGATTTTGCTTCAACGCCGTACCGCATGGGACGAAGCCTGACCAACCGTGTTTCAACCTTGCTTATGCCATACCTGGACGTTGAAACGGTCGTTCAATAAGTGCCAGCCAATGCCATTTCAGATACCCGCGCAGCCTTAGCAAACGCCTTCAGCGCGTTGTCGGCTAACGTGTACGCCAGCGTTCCCGAATCGCCAATCCCGCCCGCAATTGTGGTCGTGCCTGATTCGCCTTACATGGAAGTGGTTTTGATCGGCAAATCTTCAACAAAGGTCAAAATCAATTTTGCAATTTCAGCAATTGTTGCTTCCAATAGCAACGCTGGGTCATTGGACAACCTGGAAAAACTAATCATAGGAATTCTCGCTGCAATGCCAGCGGGATACGTCGTGGGCGTTATTGAAAAGCCAACCGTGCTAGAAGTGGGTCAATCGCCCATGTTGGTTGCTGACATAAACGTTTCGACCTACTACACACAAACGACATAAAAGGAGATAACGTGCCAACAACGATCATCACGGGTCGCGATTTAACACTGACGATCGCGACCGTTAACTACGACGCACAGGCGACCAGTGCGACACTTGCGAATTCACCAACGGTGGAAACGTACCAAACACTTGACGGCAAGGCTTACAAGCACATTGACGATCAGTGGACATTCGACGTTTCAATGCTTGCTGACTGGGGCGCGTCAGGTTCATTGTGCGAAGCATTATGGACGGCTTGCGAATCGAACCCAAACACAACATTGGCAGTTTCATTGACTGCCGTTTCGGGTGCAGTTTTTGCATTCAACGTCATGCCAGTATTTCCAGCAGTCGGCGGGGCAGCACCTGACGCACAGACCGTTGACCTATCATTCGTGGTAGTGGGAACACCTACTGAAACATTCAGTTAAAAACTAACAATCGGGAGAAAAAATGAAGTTACCAATAACAATTGAATACAACGACGGGGCGCAGTCAACTTATACGGCTGCGCCACCTGAGTGGGTTAAATGGGAAAAGCACACGGGGAATACTATTTCCCAGGCGCAAGAAAAAATCGGACTTTCCGATTTAGTATTTCTCGCTTATCACGCCATGAAACGCGAAGCAGCTGGCAAGCCAGTCAAGCCAATCGAAGCATGGACGGAAACCATTTCCGAAGTGATCGTTGGTGACGCAAACCCAAAAGCCACCCAGTCGGAAGCCTAAGTCGAATCGTTTGGGAAGTAGCCCTGGCAACGGGGCTACCGCCCAGCGAATTTGAAAGTGCCGAAGACATTTTGACGGTCATTGAGATTTTGGAAAGGCAGGCAAATGGCAACTGACGCAATCAGTTACGACAAAGCGGAATTGCGCGCCATTGTCCGATCATTCAAAGCAATGGACGAAGAAGCAACTCAACAAGCAAAAGAAGTTACAAGCGAATTAGCAACATGGGTTCGCGGCAAAATCGTTGAAGCCGCAGGGCGTACGAATAACCGCCTGGACAATCGTGTTGCCGAAGGTTCAAAGGTTTCCAAATCATCAAAAATTGGTGAAATCAGTTTTGGTTTTGCAGGTCAAAAACTTAGGGGCGGCGGCACAACCCAGCAACTATGGGGCGGTGCTGAATTCGGCTCAAATCGTCTAAAGCAATTTCCAGTGTGGTCAGGTCGTGAAGGTCGAGGGTCACGCGGTTGGTTTATTTATCCAACACTTCGAAGCGTCCAGCCTGACATTGTGAAAAAATGGGAACAAGCATTTTCAACAATAGTTAAGAGGTACGACTAATGGCTGGCAATCGCACCCTCAAACTTTCCATTCTTGGCGACGTTGACAATCTCAACAAATCCTTAAAGCAAGCAACGGGCGACGTCGAAACCTTCGGCGACAAAATGGGTAAGGTTGGCAAAGCCGTTGGCGCAGCCCTAGCAGCAGCCGCAGTCGCAGCGGGTGCAATGGCAGTCAAAATCGGCGTGGACGCCGTAAAAGCCGCGTCAGATTTATCAGAAACAATTTCAAAGGTTGGTGTCTTATTTGGTGACACCGCAAAAGACATTGAGAAATTTGCTTCGCAAGCGGCTGGGTCATTAGGACAAACAAAACAACAAGCATTAGACGCAGCTGCAACGTTTGCGACATTTGGCAAGGCTGCTGGCTTATCTGGAAAAGACCTGTCGAATTTCTCAATTGACTTCGTCAAACTATCGTCTGACCTTGCTTCATTCAATAACACCTCACCTGAGCAGGCAATCAACGCAATTGGTGCTGCGCTACGTGGAGAAGCCGAACCGTTGCGTGCTTATGGCGTTTTACTTGACGACGCTTCACTTCGCCAAGCCGCGCTTGAATTAGGCATTGTCAATACGACTAAAAACGCACTTACACCACAACAAAAAGTTTTGGCTGCTCAAAAACTTATTTTTGAACAAACAGGCGCAGCACAAGGGGATTTTGCCCGTACATCTGACGGTTTAGCCAACCGCACAAGAATTCTCACTGCACAATTAGAAAATGCCAAAGTCGCAATCGGCGACGCATTGCTTCCAATTGTGCTTGAATTGGCAACGTTTATTTCCGACAAGGTCATTCCAATTGTCGAAAAGTTCAGCGAATCATTTGGGGACAAGCAAGGCGCGTTAGGCGGCACAATTGCCAACGTTGCCAACGTTATTAAATCCGTTGCACTTCCAATTTTTAACGGCATGAAATCAGCATTTGACAAAATCAAAGCAACCATTGTTGAAAACAAAAATGAATTTCAGGCATTCTTCGACATTCTGCAGGCGGCTGCACCGATCATTGGCAAAGTAATTGGCACAGTTCTAAGTTCAATTGGAACAGTTGCAAGCT